CTTTCTAATGCATCGACAATAAATCCTAAACCAAGTCCAATAGGCTTAAGAGCGGGTGTAACAATACGAAGAGCGAGTGCTTCTGTAAAATTTGCTTTACCACCCATTCCACCTTTAAGGCTTTCTATGGCAGTTACTAATTTATCAACCCTTTCGTATAAAGCACCACCTACAGAAACTGAAGCAGCGGTTGTTGCAGTATTTGCAGCAACTGCTTTCATCGATTCTTGATCGTTACCTAGTCTATCGAAAGCGCTTTGTAAAAACTTTGGAAATTGCAAATGTTTATTAAGTATTTTTTAAGTATATAGAAACACCACTTACGTGGTGTTTCTTACTACTGTATTATATATCTTTAAAATTTCGGCATCTTCATAGAAGGTGCTTTCATTGTTGGGATCTTGGGCATCGAAGGCGTTTTATATTTTGAACTCATTGAATTATGTTGTTCATTTGCCTGTTCTTGTTGATCCTCTGATTGTTTATTCTTAGCTTTGATGTACTCTTGAAGATTCTGAATATAATACCAAAACTCGTAGTAATACATTTCTTCAATCTCCGAGGGCTGCATTCTAAGATGTATACCCAGGTAGAACTTAGTCTTAAAGTAATTCTCCAGCGAGATCTGAAATAATGAAAAGACTTTTGATGCCACCTGGGAAATCAAGAGGGGCTTTTGCAATCTCCCCGTCGAATTCTGTTTCAAGTGTAGTTTCTACTCCAATTTTCATTTTTTCAGCTAATCTATAAACGATCATGAATTTCTTTTCAGACCAAGATTTGTAATCAACTTCTAAGTTAAAAATTCCTGGTAAATTAAGACTTCTCCAATTATCAGCAATATAAGGTAAAATTTGTACAAATGCCTTGTCTAATTCTACTTCTTTTTCTTGCCTGTCCTTTAAATAAGAAGTAACTTCTTCCATTATGCCTATAGTAGGAGGCTTCATTCTAATAACACCAGCTGATCTTGTTTTTATTACATATGTTCTTTCGGTATTACTATAATAATCTTCTATTTCTGTAGGAACTACAGATGGGATTAAGTTAGAAACAGAAAGTTCAACATCTACTTGTCTTTTAGTTTTTTCAGTTTTACCCTTTAAAATAATTTTATTTTCAGGTTCTGGAAAAGATAAATCTCTGATGCTAAGTAAGATAATTATCCTATCTTCTTCCAAGAGGTCTTTATATGATAGTTTTTGCTTATCAGACAATAGTTGAGTACATGACTCTACTATAGCATTTAATTTTTCTTCCATGTCGATGTAGTTGGTTTCATCCATCGTTGAAAAATGTCTAATTTCCTTCGCTCTAGCAGACCTAATTTGTATTACTAGATTTTCAGGATAAAATTTACCCTTAGACGGAAGAGTATCTTTATTCAAAAGATGCCAACCTAACATCTGATCAGCAGATTTATCTGGTCTTGCTTGTCCAAATTGATCCATGTTTACCTTTCCTAATCCAACTGAAGATATTTCTTCAATCATTGCATCAGCTTCAGTATCTTGTGGAGATTCTACTGTTCTTTGATTAATTTGATCTTTGGCGTCTAACGCTTTCATAGCATCGCTATCGTTTTTTTTGTTATTATCGCTCATATTACTTTTTATTTAAGTTTTTAACAGTTTGTTTAATAAATGATTTTTGTTCTATTTGTTGTTTGCTCAATTCGGCTTGGATCAACTGTCTAATCCATGCGCTTACTGATACAGGTCTCTCTTCGTTTTCTAGCGCTTCGTTTAGAATGACTCGATTAACATGAGACACTTCATCTTCTGTTAAGAGAACCTGAAGTTTTTTTGTTAATTTATGGTTTGTCATAATCTTTATGATATGTTAATAATATAATATATTTATCTTACAAAATAAAAGGAGGCATCATAAGCGATCCTCCTTTTAAAAAGTTATTAGTTTAATTCTTCTGCCCAAACATCAGCTCTCCACTGAACTTCTAAGTCTACAGGCTCTGGAGCACCGTAATCTAAAGTTCCAGTCATTGGTAAACCTGATACAATGAAACAATCATCAAGTGTAATCTTTCTGTAAATATCACCCTCTCTGTTAAATTGTACAATTACCATAGTACCGACATAGTTCTTCTTAAGACCCATTTCGCCAGTTTCTGGATTGTATGCTGCTCTATACCATTGTCTCATAGTTTTATATAAGTATGCTTGGTTAGAGTCGTTTAAATTTAATGTAAAGTTTACAGTAACATCTACCGCGGTTTGATCTATCATACCTGCATATGATCTAGTTGCGAATTTGTATTTCTGTTCTACAGGTGATACGGCATTGTGCAATGTATCTAGACCTGAAATTGATTTTACATGTTGGAGCAATAATTCTTGTCCAGCTACGCCGTCTGGAGGTAAAATAGTTACCTCAAACAGGTTTCCTTGTACCGGTTCAAAATTTTTGCCTTTTTTGGACGTTTGGTCCTCTGAATAATGTGGTAAAGCCATATCTTTAATTTCTTATTTATTTTATATATCTAATTTTGTTATGCAAAGTTTCCAGTTGCGATTTCTCCTGTGTTCAAGATAGTTACTCTCGATACTAAGATTTCAAGTCCTTTAACTGGCTCAACAAATGTATCTAAAATACCCATGTTATTATCGATTACTTCGTTAGTGTTATTTGTTCCGTCCATAATATTTCTATAGTCGTATACACCTCCGTCTTTTTTAACTGATTCCATAAATGAATCTGCTAAAGTCTTAATCTCTAATCTTGTTTGAGCATTATTGAATTCGAATAAGTAGTTTTTCAAGATTTCTGCTAAACCATCTTCAATGTAGATCATTGCTTCTCTCACGTGAGCTGAAGATAACGCTGATTGAATACCTTGTTGTGCAGTCTTATTACCTTTAATGGTTAAACCAACGCCTCTTTCGAATACGATTGGGTTATATCCAAATGGCTCTAAGAAATCTCTGTCATCTTTATCAAATGCAAATTCTAAACCTTGTACACCTATTCCACCTACAACACCTCTTCTTGGTCCTGCGATGATAGACCATGGTAATGCGTCTAAGTATTTGTCGATATAGTTGTTTGATACGTATGCTGCTGGTGGAATTACTTTAACTCTTCCGTTTTCTAACACATTTAAACCTGGACCATAATAGAATCCGAAGTTTGCACCTTCACCAATTGAAGGTAGTGTGTAGATTGAATCTGGGTTAAGGTCTAAATTACCTCCAGTTGAAACTAATCTTGCTTTAAATACTCCTTCTGAATCCTTAAATGAAGGATTAGTTGCAGCTTTAAATTCTTTTACCATTGGTGCGTTAAGAATTGCAGAAGCGTTTTGTCTTTCTTTACAAAGTTGCGATAATTGCTCTTTGTTTAAGATTGTGCCTCCAACTCCTAATGAACCGAATGTATCAACAACATATCTAAATGTAATTGCATCTTTATCAACTAACGTATTAGCTAGACCTGATCCTGGAACCATTACGTCTAGTAATTCTTTAATAGATTTCTCAGTTTGAGTTGCACCAACTAATGGGAACATAGTATATGTTAATGTAGACTCTTCATATCTCTTAAGAGCGTATGCTGGTCTTTTGACTATGTGTCTAGAAATACTGAATCTATAAAGAGTTGCATCATCTTTGATTTCTTTTTTAATTCTTGTAATTCTTGCTGCTTTAATTGGAGTAGAATCATCTTTATCTGCTGGTACATACATACCTACTTTAATGTTTGACCAATCAAAGTCATCAGATACTGTATTTACTGTGAATGTAAATTCTCCAGCTGAAGTGTTATCATAATTATATGCGCCTGCACCTACTGGGAACATTACAGCTCTATCGTTTTCTGAAATATCGAATTGTAAGAAGTTTTCTGTTGCTACGTGCACAAACGGTAAAATTTGATTTAAGTTACCGTTGTATTCGACAGGATCGAATCCTGTACTTCCTACAGGAGATATAACTGTTTTTGCCACTCCGTTGTAATCGACACCTTCATCAACATTTCCTACTAATACAAATTCTCCAGCATTAACTGATTTTAAATATTTATTATTATTTGCAAAACCAGGCTGTGTAATAGATTGACTGTCTATAACTATATTTCCATTTTCGTCTACCGATACTGGTACATTAGGAAAGGTAACTGGCGTTACGCCATTTTGAGAAAATGTTTTATATGCAGATTCGTTTGGCGCTCCAGTTAAAGTTAATGTTGTATTAGCTCCGTCATAATCGATATCTGTTACTTGTACATATTCTCCGTCTACAGATGATTCAAGCCACTGGCCTACAAGAATGTCTGCTCCTGCTCCACTACCATCATAATCTAATATTGTCAATTCATCTCCAACAATATTAATTATTTTATTTAAACCTGTTACTGTACTAGGTGCAATAGCTTGATCAACTCTATGTGAAAGTAATTGATAATCTTGATATACATCAAATGTATTACCTACTAAGTCAATTTGTGCTAACGCATCTTCATTTATTGCACAGAATAAACCTGTTCTTCTAGCTTCGATGTTAACTAAAGTTTCAATGTATAATTGACGACCTTCGTTATCCATGAATTCTGGAATTAATGATCCAGTATACTGTGCTAATAAACTAACTTCTCTTAATCCAGCGAATTTAGCAAACTCAGATCTTAATAGACCTTTATCTGTAAACATTCCACCATATGTTGGGTCGTTATTTAATTCTGCCGCGTCGAATTTACCTTTAAAGATAAAAACATCTACCATGTAATCTGATACGTATTCTAATTCTTCAATTCCTTCTGGAATATTAGCTTCTCCATACCATTCTCTAGCTGTCAATTCAAATCCGGCAGTATTAGCTGCTTGTCTTACAATAATTGTAATTGGATCTTGTTTGATATTTGTGAATGTTATGGCGTGATTTGAACCTGATTCTGTATTTCCAGCAGCTTGCAATACTTTTAGATCTGAAGGAACCCAAAATTTATCAGTATCAAATACTGAACTATATTGTACGCTTTGTGGAATATCTCCTAAACCTTCTTTTGAAGAATTAGTTGCTGGTGATACCATTGCAACTGTATCTAGGTCGTCAGCTATCGTTAAATTTAAAGCTAAAATTGGCCCTCTAGAAAGGGTTTCTTTTGCTGATCTGTGGAAAAACATTCCTTTTTTCTCTAGTGACTTGTCAACGCTACCGAATATTTGCGTAAATTGTTCTACGTTTTCTATATAGACTGGAATGTTGTAAGGACCTTTTTTAGATCTACCTACAACTAATCTAATAGTCTCAGCAGGGATATTAACTGTCTGTGATTTGTCAAACTCCAAACGATATACGCCTGAGCTTTTGAACTGTTGTAATTGAGGACTTAATGCCATAGTTGTTCTATTTTATTTTTTTGTTCTTTTATTATATATCTATTCTAATTCTCGAATTTATTTATATCAGGTCATAAATATCATATTGTAAATCTCCATCTGTCGTGCTATCCTTATATAAGACCGTTTCCATTGTACTATATATATCTGGATCTACAAAATCTAGTAGTTCTTCTACATAATCTGCGTAATCTGTTGTATTGAAAAATTCGGTTGAACTAATAACTGTCATTATTATATCGTCATTTCCCATTTGTGCTCCATACCCTCCTCTGGGTAATGCTCCAAATAAACTAGCTTCTGAAATAGTTTCGTCATGTGTAAGATCTAATCTATTTATCTTGTATAATTTTGCAAAATTCTGGCAAAATATAGCCTTATTATCTGATTTGATTTTTATACCAGGTTTTAGTGTTTTTGCATCATGTCGATGTCTAAATTTAACTACCATCTCGTCGTCAAAATCATTTCTTTGTGGAAACACAGATCTTAGATATTGAAATAATATAGAACCATATGTGTTGTACTCTACGATCATTTTTACGTTTTCTGAATAAAAGATATCTACTGATAATGTATACAGCACCTTTGCGAAATCTTCAATAACATGTTCATTTGATCTAAATACAGCAACCTGCTCTAATTTAAAGAAATCGTACATTGCACCTGGGTTTAATGTATTTTCTATTTCTTTTTTATTCATAGGAACTACTTGAAATATATTAATAACAGATGCATCTCCTCCATTTCCTTCTGCAATATCTACAGAAAATAACCAAAAATTACCTTTGCTTTTAGTTTCTTCAGTTTCAAAATTGGGATTCCATTTTAAAAAACCTTCAGTTTCAATAGAAATATTTTCAAATTCTTCAAAATCATGATAAACATAATTTTGCATTCTCTTTCTCATCTTCTTCATATCTACTGGATCTAATAAAAGATTTGAAGAAGAAACGAATTCATTTCCATATTGTTTATTAAATGCTTCAATTGAACCTAAATTTCCTAACTCTCTTTTATACCATGCGTCATCTCTATCTGGGTGTTCCCACCAATCAATACGCATTGCATTGTATTCGTTATTCCCACTAGCTGCATCTGCATATATTTGATAAAATTTATTAAATCCATTTGGAGTAGAAGTAATAGTAATTCTAGAAACCTGTGAAGCTGAAAGAGTAGGATATACATTTTCATAAAAAGAATCTGCAATAGAAGGGTGAATGTGAGCAAACTCATCTAAATATAGATTATGAATTGTAAAACCAATACCTGATTTTGCGGTAGTTGATTGTCCTATCAATCTACATCCATTGTCACAACGCACATTCATTACATCATATTTAATAATGCCAGGTTTCATAAAGAATGGTAAATTTTCAACAACTGTTTTTGCTTTATCAATAATTTCTTTAGTTGAATCTGATTTATTGGCTAATAAAAGAGTATTTTTATCAGTATGAAACGTTAAGTACCACGCATTAAATATAGATGCTGTTACTGTTTTACCCATTTGACGAGAAGCTAGAACAATATTGAATCTTTCGTGTTGAAAGTTTCTGAGCATTTTTTTTTGATAATCTCTTAGTTTAACCTGTTTAATTCCTTCATCTGTCATTACTACAGCATATTTCTCTGCAAAATAAACAATATCTGTGGCACATCTAGCTAATTCAGAAACTTCATCGTCTGTATATTCAAATACGATATTACCTTTGCGTAGAAATTGTTTACCCTCATAAAATGGCATAGCAACTTTAGGTCTATAACCTTGATCCATTGCTAATAATAAATCATTAACTTGTTTAGTAGACCAAACAATTCTATCAGAAGTAGCTTGAGCGCCTTCTTCTTTAGGAATCCACCTATTATCTCCTACGTAATCACTCATATATTATTCTGTTGCTTCTTCTATATCTTCAATGTCTTCTTCTGGAGAATTATTAATACCTGCCTGAATTGCTGCCATCAAATCTTTAGTACCTCTTTGAATGTTTTTATTTTCTGTATCTCCACCAGATTCTTCTATCTCTCTAGTATCTTCTCTTTTTCTATAAATTTCAATATCTCTGGCTATTCTTTTTGTAGATTCTTCAGCTGCCATTAAATACATAGTCTGAGATTTAATAATGTCTAACATTGATTTCTGTAATGTTGCCAAAACTTCGAACATCCTAGGTGCTAATTCACCATCTTCTATTGTTTGTAAAAGTGTAGTTAGTGCTCTTTCTCCTGCCTGTAATTGATATATTAATGATGACATTGTCATCTCATCCATTTTCTTTTTAGCCGCAATATATTCATCTTTTTCAATAATATCTGCATCTAAATAAAATTTCATTAACGAAGTAATTGTTTTCTGTGCCTTTGTTGTAGCACTAGACTTTAATTCTCCATAACTTATTGCTGGTAAAGTATCTGATGGTCTAGATTTTATAGGCAAATCTTTAGGATCACTTTCAACATCTAAACTAATATTATCTCCGATCAAATCGTCTAATTCTTTACGAATTTCATCTGCTTGTTCTGAGATAGTTCTTTTCTTATTGTTTTCTTCACTCATATTATTATATTATATTTTATATATCAAGAAAATAATTGTAACAAATTTAATCTATTTTTGTTACAAATTATCTATTTTGATTATATCTTCTTAATTGAATAGAAGGAATCGCGTTGTCAATGATTTTTGCTAAATGATTATCTCTTACAACATATTGTTGAAGTATATTCAAATGCTGCTCAGATTCTATTGGTTTTGAAAATAATCTTATGTTTGTTATTTCTAAATTACCTGGCATCAATGACCATTGTTTAGCAACGTCCCACGAATAAGGAAGTGTAAAATCTTTAGTTTTATGTAAAACGCTTGTTATAGTTTTTGTATTAGAATTTGCAGTTTGCCAATTATTCATAGGATCTAATCTATATAAATCGGTCGTCATTGATCCATATTTATTATTTAAATTAAATACTAATCCATACCAAGTGTCATTTTCTAAAGATGAATCAAACGCGTATGTTTCTGTATCTCCGTTTATTTTAATATTTAAAGAAGCGTCGTTTACTGATAATTCTAAACCATCGTTACCTGTTTTACCCGTTATTAAT